GTTTCTTCAAACTTATAGATGAACCCTATGGCTTTCTTGACCTTGTGTTTTAGATATTTGCTCAGTGACCAGTAACCAAATCCTAGTTTATGTCTGATATAATTAAATCTGGTATTGATCCAAAGCACGAAATCGTAAGCGTTGTCTCCAAGGAATCCAATCCACTTGCCTAATCTCGTGATGCCATCAAACATATCACCATGTGTGATTAGGAATAAGTCACCATCAATGCTGCGATACTCTGCTTGATTGACTATCCGTATATTGCCCATTTCAAACACCTGTGCTACGAATGGACGTAGGAATTCGTCGTGATTACCAGTCACATAAGTCACCCTGACTCCGTGTTTGGCCATGCCTAGTATGCGGCGAACAACGTTGCTGTGACTCTGTTTCCATCGCCATTTATTCTGTTGGATCTTCCAACCGTCGATGATATCGCCTATCAGGAATAGATTTTCGCAGGTGTGATTTTTGAGGAAGTTATTGAGTATGTCGGCTTTGGCATCTTTAGTGCCAAGGTGGGTATCAGATATGCAGATTGTTTTATATTTGATCAAGGTAGAAATGACCATATGCCTATTGCTGCCATGACCGCTAATATACCACTAATATCTTTTACGGCATCTATAAAAAGTTCAAACATTATATTTCCTAAAAGTTATACTGTAGTTGAACACGTAGGGCACTTGCTTGGAATTGTTGATAATCTGTTGGCACTAATGTAGAAGAGCCTGCACCTGTTACTAGATTATTACGTTTCATACGATGATAGACCAAGGTCAACTCTACTTCTTTGGCTATCTGCCACTCTGTACCAAACTCCCAATCATTTACTTTATTTGCAGGTGCATTAGTTTCTGCTTTGTTAGCACCATCAAAGTATTGCCAACGAACAAAAGGAATCCAAGTGCCCCAATCGTTCTTGGTCATATACATACCCTGCACATATCCACCAGTTAGATTGGTTTCTTTGATTGAGTTTGAAGCCATATCTAATGCTGGTGTAGTGCCCCAGTTCCATTCTGTCTGTAGGCCCCAAGGTTGAGGATATTTGATAAAACTTATACCAACACGCTCGTCGGTGTAGCCGCGGTCAAACTCTGGTGCTACGGTCGGACTAGCACTCACAAACCCTGCGCCTACTTGACGACGATAACTAGCTGTGCTTACTTTATACTGTCCGTGATAGGCTTGTATGCCTGCTTCGTAAAACTGTCCTGACTCTGTTTTCCATGGATAGGTAACACGTGCTACCCAGTGGTGATTGTCGTTGGCTTCTGCTCGGTTAGCACCTTGTCCGTTATATAAGCCAAAGCCAACCATACCATAGTTACCGCTGTGCTTTAATCCTGCTTTGTTGATTTCTTCAAATATTTTACTAACTTCTTCTGGAGTATAGTAGTAGAACGCACCCATGTCACGTTCATCTCTGACTGCTGAGTTTAATGCGTCTACACGATCAAGTGCTAATCGATTACTAGAACTCTGTAGGTTTTCCCAACCAAACGGTACTTTACTCTGACCTACACGCACACGGTGCACTCGATCTTTGGTAATATATATGTCACCGTAGGCATCACGAAGTTGTGCTATGTTACCTGTGGTTCCTGCTGAACTGGCAAAGTCTGGTTGGATATAGTAGCTAAGTCTTTCACCTACGTCACCATAGATGATAACACGTGCTCGACGTATAAAGAAGTTTTGTGCGCCACCACCTAAACTTTGATCATCACCTACTGAACGATCACTCCATAAGTTTACACCTTCGTCACCACCCATCATCGTGGTATGGCGATTCTGCACATAACCACGGATGTTTACACCTGTAGTCCATGCTTTCTCTTCTTTTTTCTTTTGTGCTGCGACTTCGCCTTGGCGTCCCTTGGTTATCAGTTTTCCTTCTTCTTCTGTTAATACGCCCTTGTTTATTAGAGCATCGACGATGTCTGTGGTGCTGTCAGCGAAAGTCAATGATGAAAATACGGTTGAAACTGCGAATGCTATCATAGATAGCTTTTTAGATAACTTCATTAAGTTATTTCCTTGTGTTATAATATATAGACTACACTATTATTTAAACACAGGAAGATTACAGTAATGTTACAAAAATGCAGATAGTTTGAATTTTGGGAGAACAGAATAGTTCTCCGTAAAAAAGCCCCTTTAAAAGGGGCTTTTTATTAAAAGTCTAATTTAGCACCAATGCTTATAATACCATTGTTGTATTGATCAGCATGTTGATATTGATATCCAGTCCATAGTTGACTACGATCGTTAAGTTTGTAACCTACTAGACTGTTAACGCTCATTAATGTATCACCATACTTATATTGGCTGTCTAAGTTGAATTTAGTAACACGACCATCTACACTGTAGAACACGCCACGTTCTGTAGTAGCACTGTCAAATCTAGCACCAACATATGGTTGGCTTGATGTGTCGTTATAGTTATTGTAGGTTAAACGTGTAACTTCAGTACCTGTTTCAGTGCCGCCATCTAGTTCAGTTTTTCTAACTGTTAAACCAGCGTATGGAGTAACTTTCCAAATCTGTGGAGCAATAACCTGTAGATCTGCCCAGTATGACTTGCCTTTAGTAGTATAACGGTTAGCATATATTTCACCAGCAAAGTTAGGCTGTGCGTCTAGAGTAATTACACGACTAATATCATAATCACTATTGCTATAACCTAGTGTGGGTTTAACTGCCCAACGACCGAGTTTCTTAACTGCATATACACTGGCCATATTTGTGTCAAAATTACCACTGCCCTGTTCAACTGCTGTCATACGGCTATTGATCTTGTTGTATTGTACGCCTATTAGTGTAGTATCGTTTATCAAACGTTCAGCACCAACTTCAAAGCCATTGCTGCGATTGTCATTACCGTTAGCACTTTTACCTGTGATCCATACCCAAGTGTTACGAGCAACATCTACTGCTTGACTAACACGACGAGTGATCGCTTCGCCATGCACGTTAACTCTACTTAAAGGATCTGCACGATTCATCTCTTGGCTGTAGATGTTTAGTACCATAGCATTTTCTAATGTATCAACACTAGCACTGGCAGTCTGTGTAGCAGTCGTAGGTGTTGCCACTGCCAGACTTGCTACCTCCGTAACAGTCGCACTAGTACTTGTTGGTGTGCCATTGGTTGTTGTTGTAGTGCTATCACTGTAGGTTGTAATAGTGCGTGGTGTTGTAGTTGTCACAGTAGTAACATCACGTGTTTGTGTTTCTGTTACTGTGGTAGTCGTTGTATTATCACGGCTAACTACTAGTCTATTATTAATTATAGTAGGAGTTGCATGAACTGTAGCATACGCATGAGTTGTAGCAAATGCTGATGCCCATGCTGTTGCTGATGTTGATGTTGTTACAATAGGAGTTCCTGCCGTAGTGCTTATCACTGTAGGTGTACCACCAGCCGCATCAGTTGCTGAGCCAACGTCAACTAATGTGCCACCACCAGGAACTGTACCAGGTGTGCCGCCACCTGCACCATCAGTGACCGCTGTGCTGGCTGCGCCGAAAGCACTCGGTCCAAAGATGTAAGCGTAGCTAAATGTTGCTGTGCTACCTGCGGCTAAAGATTCTAAGTACCAACCCATACCAATTGTATGATCACCACGTCCAAAGTTCACACCTGTACCATAACTGGTTCCACCAGCATAGTATACAGTAGGATCAGTGCTCCATGTGCTAGATACCGCGGCATTGACGTTGGTATCTGCTGAATATAAACCTAGAGCGTAACGTGACGCTATGGCTTCTGAGAATACCACATTGGTTGTAGGAATAGCACCGTAACCAACTACGTTGTCTGTAGCAGAACTGTCACCAGCGGCCGCACGTGCATCTGGATCTGTGAAGCGGGCAAAGTAAATACCAGTCATGGTAGTTTTAGCCGTGACGGCTGTTGAAATGTCCACAAACTGTTGATTGTTATTAAATCTATAGTCGTGCAAGATATCGAAATCTGCGTGTGTGGTGTTGGTCCATACTGCACGATTGTCGTAGGTCGTACCATTGTAGGCTATGCCATCATAACCAGTTAGCACACCACCACTGAGTCCAGTTACGCCTGTGTTGTTATTGTATACTGTAGTTGAACCAAATCGAAGTGTCCAACCTTCAAATGGACTACCTGGTGTTAGGTAGTCGTAGGCACTGTTGAATGTTCCTGTACCTGTGCTGTCGTATAAGATACCAGGAGGTGTAGTACCGCCTGATCCCAGTGTACCCGTGGCTTCGTTTACGCCAATCTTGACGTAATCGCCAACTAATATTAAGTTTGCCGCTTCGGCTGTGGTGAACAGCGAAGCCATGGCTAGTGCCATTAGGCTACGTTTTAACTTCATGAGTGTCTAGCTCCTAGTGCGTTATTTGTACTGCTATTGTCTACTAGTATTTAAGATGAGATGGGTGGTTTGATAACTGACATTATTTCTCAGCTATCTTTATCTAGCTGGTGCCTGATGCTGTTGATCTTGCGGTGCAGGCGGTTGTTTAGGTTTAACTTTGCGATTAGTCCACATACGTTGCTCCACTATAGTATATAGCGAGCACGGTCTAGGCAATATGTGAGCTGTTTATGCTATTTGACTATAACACCATCTTCTACGTTAATGGGCCACATTTCTTCCACACTGCGGAACATATAGTCTATGTTGTTGCGGGAATATCCATACGTTTCTAAGTGATCTAAGATGACCTGATTGAATCCAGGTGCTGGATATACATGATGATCATGTCTGGAATAGAATGAATGTAATCGTATAGTTCCCTGTGCGTGCCGGGTGCTCAGGGCCATGACAGCACAAGCACTCTCACAGTAGTCTTGTACATACCAATGCACATCACCGTGATGATACACAGCATCCATGGCTATCAATAGATCTCCACTGGTTCCACCGATCGAGTTTACAAAAAAGTTAATCCGTTGATGTGGATGTTGATCTACTATGAGCTTGATCTGGTCATAGTCGGTTTTGTGGAGTTTGCCATCGATCTTGTAGTCATGATCGGTCAGAGTAGTGATCACGGGATGTTCAGCACATGCAGATAGCAGTGCAAATACTATAATTAAACTGTGTTTAATCTTGAGCATCATAGTTATTATACATAATATTTACCGATCCCGCAAGCCCGGATCATCCAAAAACACCAGCTGATCATATATGCTGACCAGTATATACTGACCTACGTATGACAACATACGATTTTCGGCCTCGATCATGTATAATTAATAGTATACACAAGAGAAATTAAAATCAAAAGGAGAAGTAAAAATGAAAGCGAGCAGTATAATATTAGCAGTATCATTAAGTGTTGCAGGTCTAGCTTGGGCAGATCATACAGAGGATCACGAAAAATCTAACACCAATTCTCAACAATTGGGCCGCCGTCCATACTCAGCACCAGTTGAAAAGGGCACGACCTACGAAGGTAATGCAGTCCTCGAAGAAACCAATGTCAAAGCTGAAAAGAATTATAAAACACTCCAGTTACACATGCTAGGTAAAAGACCTTACGCAGAAAAAAGTGCTGACTAAGGTTGTGAGATAGTAGTTGCACAACCTGCAGGATTAGTACAACTCTGTTGTATGCTGTAGGTTTGATTGGTGGTGCCAGATTGATTTAAGTTTAGGCTACTAGCACCACCGCTGTTAGTAAAGTTGATAGTAGCCGCGTGATTGCCAGCACCTTCTTGTGTGGTATTTACTGAATGTCCATTACCAGTTAGGCTGATATCAAGATAGTGTTGTCCACCATCTTTCTGATTAGTAGTCACGGTATTGTTATTACCGCTGACTGACTGGAACAATACTTTAGGACTATTTCCCTGTTGTATATTAGTCAGATTATTGGTGTTGCCACTGACTGTGGTTTCATTGAAATTAGTAGTGCCTGTTTGTTGTTTGGTTATGGTGTTATTGCTACCAGTGACATTTAAGTATAGATAGTGATTATTACCATCGTTGGCGCTTACTGTTCCGTTAGTAATATAACCTTGATTTAAATTATAGGTATTGTTGTCACCATTGCTGTATAACTCAATTCGATTCTTACCTGTTACACTCACACCTTGACGTATGGTAAAGTTATTGTTATCACCTATCTGTTCTATCTGTATCTCATTACCTGATTGATTAGTACGTTGTGTGGTTTCACTAGTTTTACGTGTTTGTTGTGCGGCAGTTATACCTGAGCTATAAGTAGGTGCAGCATTGGCTACATATTGAGTATCGTAGTAAAAAGTAACTTCACTAAATTGGAAACTGTTAGCATAGGTAGGATTACGAACACTAGTAACTTCTATAGTATAAAACTGATATGATGTGTTATTTTCAAAGTCTATTGTACTAGCAGTATAACGATTAGTACTGAGATTAGTTGCCACATTTGATTGTATTAGTGTCTTTGCACCATTCCAACTGCTACTGCCGTAGATATTAATAGTCATTGGATCCCTTTCAGTTCCATCATTGGCTGTGGTCATTATTAGTCTGCGCATGATCCTAGCATTAGTAAATCCTACAGTAATGCCTGCTCCAGTCTTATTAAAGTTAAGATACTTGGAGCCTATATTGCCATCAACTGCATTGTAATATTGCTCACTGCTGGGACTATTAATAGGACCATAGCCGTAACTGCTGGTATCTGCTTCCAACACATAGTTAGCGGCATTAGCTGTCAAACTAAACAATAATAAGAAAAATAGACTAATTCTGTGTAGCATTTATATACGTATTGCCTCCAGAATTAACACGATTCTTAACTTCGATAGGACCCTGTGTCTGTGTTATGGTAGTGTTTTGATTTTTAGGCACTGATATACACTGTGTATCTCCTCCACCTTCACGACATAAGGTAACCTGTAGATCATCAACTTCGGCTACTACTCCTGATGTTGGCACATAGTCCGGCAGTAGACCTGTTTTTGTTTTACCCAGCAAATCTAACTGTGCGGCCAACTGTGCATTGATGATGTCTAATACGTTGGCTAGGAAATCTTGATCAAGGAAGTTACGTGATAGTTTGTCCTGATACAGTTCTTTTTCTTGTTTTTCAAAAGCATTAGCCAACCCTGTTTCTTTTAAGAAGTCTACATCTAGCGCACCTTTCATCTCTAAGCGACGACGTTGTTTATCTTCTTCACTTTCACGTAGTTCTTTAGGTGGGCTTAATATTAACAAGTTGTTGATCTGATCTTCTGTTAGATTTAGTATAGTAGGTTTAAATGGTTTTGATTCTCGGCTGTCAACACGTGTAGCTTGGAATGCTTTATCCATGACGACCTTGCCTTCGTCTGTGATGACTTCAATCTTGCCTGTGACACAATCTCGTTCTAGGTCAATCCAACCTTTTGGACAGGCTGGTAATAGTATGATGGTGCTACGTCCTATTTCATCTACTGTTAGAGTAAAATCAGTACCACGCACTGCTACTGTAGCAGTAGGACTTTTAATCTTTACACTATCTGGATTGTTGTGTGCTACTTTACCTGAAGTATAGCGAACAGTGCCGAGGGCTACATTCATAGCCAACTTACCGGCACTCTTCTTAGCATTGGGGTCAAAGACAAAGCTGTCGATGACGAGTTTTGAATTTTCGTTGATCTGCACACGGGTATTGTCAGTAAAAGTAATACCAACTTTACCTGCTGTGGTACGAACATTGTCATCAGCTTCAACACCGCTGCCTTTACCTGCGGCTAGTGTTGCTGACTTTCTTACGATACTTGGAGGTGCGTTTACCTGTTCAGTAATCGTGCCGATAGCTGCCCAGACGCTACTAGACAGCAACATAAGGGCCACTGCTGAGATTAGGTTTCTCACAGTGACTCCTTAGTTACCTGTAGTAATGTTCCAAGTGTTACCACTGCCTGTACTTAGTAGGTTAACAGTAGTATCGATCGTTCCACCTTGGGTTACATTGAGTGTATTGCTTGAACCTGTTAGGTTTAGCGTAAACGCATGACCATTAGTTCCTGCTGTGCCTGACTGTGTCAACACAATACCATTAGTAGCACCAAGTGTAGTGATGTTGTTTGTGGCTTTGTTGCTTGTGATAGTTTTTGTTAATGTATTGCTACCACCACCAGTCATTGAAATATTATTAACAGTTTCATCAGCTGAGATAGTGGCTGTGATAGTATTGCTAGCACCACCACTGGTCACTGCTGTGAAGTCGTTCTTACTGCCTAATATATTCAAGTTGATACCAGCATAGTTACCAGTTTGTCTAACATCAATGAAGTTAGAACCACTAGTACCTGAACCTGCGTTGTTGCTGTTAATAGTAGCAGTGCCATTATTACCAGTAACATAGTAGGTCAAGTCAATACCATATGCGCGACCTGTAGCAACACTAGTGCTGACACCCAAATTCAATACGTTCGTTGAACCTATCTGTTGGATATCAATAGCATTACTGTCACCATAGATCTTAGCACGGGTAGTATTACCTGTACCAACACCCTGGATACCACGCACCACGTTACCTGCACCGGTTTGCGTAATATCGATCGTACTATTATCACCACTCTGATCGATGTAGATGCTGTTGTCTGCTGCAAATGCTGTTGTCGCAAACAAAGCTAGCATTACTGTCCATAGTTTAATGTAATTGTACATTTACCTGCTCCTTGGCCCTAGGGGCCTTAATGGAAGGTTTATCTACTTCTAGGACCTTCTCTATTTTCTTCTTTACTGCCTTTGGTTTTTCAACCTGTGTAGGTGTGTCAACAGCTGGGGGTTGCGGTGCCGGCAAAGGTTTAGTCTCTGCGGGAGTAGGAGGAGCCGGGGAGGTTTCTATCCTTGGCTCGGCACTGACAACGTCATCTGTTTTGAAGTCCCATACACCTTTGACCTGACCTTCTTTGATCAGCTCAACGACAGCGGCTTCAATCGCTGCCTTGACCGCTTGCGTTCCGGGCTCATTTATAGTGAGTCCTGCTTCTAGTTCAAACGCCTGCGTACCATCTTTGACGAATTTCAGCACTGCTAGACTGTCTGCGGTGCTGTAAATCGTTTTCTGCACATTAACACTGGCTAAAACTTTGCCGGTATTAACACTAATCAATCTCAAACTTACTGTTACTATATCTTCACTATACTGTGTCTGTGGTCCTATACCCAACATACGTGCCGCATAGCCACCACTCTTAGTGCTGGTATCGTATCCGGTAATACCACCTTCAATGATCACACCAGCAAACATCATTGGGCTCAATGGTTTAGCGTTAGCACCATCGTAGGCTTCGCGCATCTGACGTATCAGTTGACGCTCTTTAGTCAAGCTATCAATACCCACACGTTCAACTACTGTAAACCAAGTGCCTCGACCCACATCTTGTAGGGCTTTGATCAAGAAACTTTCTGCACCCTGTGTGACTGCTGTTGACAGGTTAGCGATAGTCGCCGCTGGACGACGTTGCCCTGTCTTGTCAGCGAAACTATACACAGCCACTACCACTGGTTTTCCAGCTGGTGGAGGTATAGTGTCAAACTCTTTCTGCATTAGGTTCTTGACCTGTGTTGGCTTTTCTGGCGTACTGAATCTATTGGTCGTAGCACAACCTATCAATATAAACATCATCAACACAGCCGCAAGTTTTTTCATCTTATTGGAACACAAATTGTCCTAACGGTATAGTGATACTGGTCGCACTGCCCATGTAATCTGTTACATTCAAGGTGATCTCAGTGCTGGATTTAGTCCAATTGATTATATTACCTTCAAAATTTAGTGTGCCAGCGTTACTACCACCGTCTGCAAACATAGCTGTTGCTAGATTCTGGCTGATCTGGGCATAGATACGCGATTCCAAGTTATTCATAAACTTGGCGATATTGGTGTTTTTAGCTTCGTTAGCTTCTTTTTCTAACTTGGCCTGTATCTCTTTTTGTATAGCGTCTCGGCGATTATGTTCCTGATTTTCAATCGTAAGTATATGAGCACTGTAGCCATTACCGTTAAAACTTGGACTTTTAAACGTGTAGTCAGGTAGAGGTTGTGCTCGTGCTACAACTGCAAAAGACAGAATTAGGAATGAAATACATTGTTTCATTTTCTCGGCTCCTTATTACTATTTAACAGGAACTGAGATTAATTAACTATGTGTATTGTTGACTAGATTAGTTGGATTTTTGGGCTTCTGCTGTATTGATGCGTTTAAGGATTTCTTGATAAAAACTATCTACTTCACCGCCAAATTTGCCCATTAGATGTTCTATACATTGGCGGCAATAGTTCCATTGTTGGGTATGATATCCATGTAAGAAATCATTGTGTAGTTTGATCCAATTTTCCAATTGTGGTAGATCCGGAATACCTATTTTCTCTCCAGGGATTAAACAGAATACTTCTAAGCTAACCCCATCTTTTTCTAGGGTTTCTAGTTCTAAGACTGTATAGCGTTCTTTTAATTGTTCTGCGTTGTCACGACCAAATATTAACTGCATTAACGTTTCTCCGTAATACCACATTGTTCAAATACATGTTGAACTGCTTGCGCTTGGCTGACACAATCTTCTAAAGCATTATGCAGTCCTGCCTTGTTTTTATCTCTAGGATCACCGTGTGTGCTTAACAGTGTGCGACTATCACGGATCTGCCAGAACTGCCATGGGCAAGGCAAGCCCATTTGGCGATATAGATTTTCTAATATAACAATATCAAATACAGGACCCTGTGCCCAAATGTTATCACAACCTACGATAAATCTATTTAACTCTTGTGAGAACTGTTCTAGGCTAATACGATTGTCTTCGCCTAGGGCTTCTTCTCTGACATCATCTGCCTGTTTAGCCCACCATGCTACAGTATTATCATCCACATGGCGACCTAAGGTAATTTGCTCATCTACGTTGATGCGGAAATAGATACCATCTACGATTTCATGCTTTTTGTATGGACTAAACTTACAAGCACCAAATGTAAGAATAGTTGCGTCTGGGCGGGTGCTCAACGTTTCTAAGTCTAACATTATGTCCATTAGTTATGTCTTTCCTTTTCCCACATAGCTACCCACGAATTAGTTTTGGGAAGATAGTCAGTAACTTGTGTTAAATTTTTAGTTATTAACTTAAATCCCATATTTTTCATAGATATATTAATAATGTCGAACGGTATTACTAAATTAAACTTAGCTGATTTCCAGTTATTTTTAGTATGTCTATTTCCAGTAATATTGTCCTCTTCTGGCAAACACTGTATGTTTTTTTGATCAACAACACAATCTAAAATTATATATTTTGGATCACAATTATTAGTTATTAGTTCTAGTAAATGCAACGGACTGTGCAAATGATATAGCACTCCACAGCATACTACAACATCAGCTAGATACTTTGTATGAAGAATATGAAAAGCATCATCAACAATTAATTCATCGATTCCTGCCACATTTTTCAATGTGTTAGCTGATCGTTGATCAGCTTCGATTAATATAAGGTGTGATGGTTGATGCTTTAAGATCAAATCAGTGTGGATTGTGGTGTTTGGGCCAATCTCGATTACAGATCTATCTTTACAAACATAAAAATATTCATCAGACATCAACTGTAAATATTCTTGTTTATTCATTTTTTTCGTCTTTAAGTAATTTTTCTGTTTCTGCGTGTGCTACACGTTTACGTAAACTACTTGAACTAAACGAATGATCACGACCATTAAACACCAGTTCAATGCCACGTAGTTCACACTCCATACGACCTGTAAAGTTTGTATTTTCGTATTCTACACCTAATACACGAACATCCAATGGTAGGATCAACAATAAGTCTACTAGGTCCTGTTCTGTTTGATATACCACTACTTCGTCTACATAACGACAGGCCGCCAGTTGAATCTGGCGCTCAACAATACTCTGTATTGGTTTGTTCTTGGTATCTGGACGATCTATTGTTGGATCAGTCTGCAATCCAGCTATCAGATAATCGCAATGATTTTTGGCTTCACTCAGCATGGCAATATGACCGGCATGCAGCATGTCAAATGTTGAGAAAGTAATACCAATCTTTTTACCTTCTGCTTTGAGTTCTTTTATTTTATTAAATATCATTCAGTGGGTTCTAATTTAATCTGTAATGGATATCCTCTTGAACGTGCTAGCTGTGTGACTTCGACACCTTTTTGTTCTGCCATTTCATATGGTAATACCGCAGCTATTCCACTACCTTCTTCATGTATCTGAAGAGTGATCGCTTCGGCTTCTTCCGGACTATGATTGAATATGGTGACTAGACTTTCAACAACAAATTCCATAGTAGTCACATTGTCGTTGATATAGATAACTTTGTAGTGTAAGGGTTCTTTGAGATCAAAGTTTGGGGTTGGTTTTGTTTTTGTGACTGCTTTGGTGCCCATAAGTTCCTTTTCGATTGTCATTGTTAGTTGAATAGTGGGCTAGGCAGATACCTAGCCCTTACTATTATTATATTACTTTTCAAAGGTAATTGCAATCTTTTTTGGCTTTTCGTGTTCTGGAACAAACACTTCTAGCTTGATTGTCAAGATACCATTACGAACACTAGCACCTTTGACTTCTACATTGTCTGCAAGAGCAAATGTGCGTGTAAAGTCACGTGCGGCGATACCTTGATGTAGATAATTACCTACACGTGTGTTTTGGGCTTTTGATTCACCACGCACAAACAATTCACCGTTTTGCATTTCAACATCTAGTTCATCTTCTGTGAAGCCTGCGACTGCAACTTCGATCTCATACTCATTCTCAGCGATGCGGACGATGTTGTATGGTGGATAGTTTGTACCATTCAATGATCCTGCTGTGCGAGCAAGTTCATCAAACATGCGATCAAATCCTACAGCGAATCGTTGTATTTGTGGGATATCTAACGAATTTACATATACTTGTTTCATAGCTTATTCTCCTTTTGTTAAGCAAAAATAAATGAAGGACCCTTATTCGGCATCCTTCTTAACTTCAGTGAACTCAGCATCAACTACGTTGTCTGCTGGTCCTGCTGAATCCTGTGTAGTACCTGGTTGGACTTCTGCTTCAGGTGCGGGTTGTTTCAATGAAGCTGTTATTTGGACTAGTTTTCCAACCGCCTCTTGGATCTTAGCAACATCTTCTGCTTTTACTACTTCTTCGACTGCTCTGATAGCTTCTTCAACTTGGGTACGTATTTCTTCTGTAACAGACTTAGCGTCTGCTAGTTCTTTGCGAGCATCATGGATCTGTGCATCTGCTACGTTCTTAGCCTGTACTAATTCAACAGCTTTCTTATCTGCTTCTGCATTAGTTTCAGCATCACGAACCATCTGTTCAATCTCTTCTTCACTTAGGCCTGAGTTGGCTTTGATAGTGATCTTGTTTTCTTTGCCTGTGGTTTTATCTTTAGCACTTACTTTTAAGATACCATTAGCATCAATGTCAAGTGTAATTTCAATCTGTGGTTGTCCACGACGTTGTGGTTCAATACCTTCTAGATTAAATTGACCTAAGACTTTGTTATCACGAACAAACTCACGTTCACCTTGTGCTACGATAACTGTAACTGCTGGTTGGTTATCTTCTGCTGTTGAGAATGTTTGGCTAGCCTTAGTAGGAATAGTCGTGTTTTTCTTAATCAACTTAGTCATAACACCACCAAGTGTTTCGATACCTAATGATAATGGAGTAACGTCTAACAGTAACACGTCTGTCTTATCACCAGCAAGTACCGCACCTTGAATAGCCGCACCGACTGCTACTGCTTCATCTGGGTTAACATCTTTACGTGGAGCTTTGCCAAATAATCGTTCAACTTCTTCCTGCACCTTAGGCATACGTGTTTGCCCACCAACTAAGATGACTTCGTCGATATCACCAGCTGTTACACCAGCATCTTTCATCGCTGTCTTGCAAGGTTCGATACTGCGTTTAATCAGTTCGTCAACTAAGCCTTCGAACTTAGCACGTGTAATATTCACGTTCAAGTGTTTAGGACCACTAGCATCAGCAGTGATGTAAGGTAAATTCACTGTGGTTTGTTGTGAACTTGATAGCTCGATTTTAGCTTTTTCAGCTGACTCTTTTAAGCGTTGTAGAGCTAGAACATCTTTGCTTAGATCAACTCCTGACTCTTTCATAAACTCATCAATTATGTAGTCCATCAGGCGTTGGTCAAAGTCTTCACCACCAAGGAATGTATCACCGTTAGTAGCTAGTACTTCAAACTGTTTATCACCATCTACGTTGATGATGTCAATGATTGAGATATCAAATGTACCACCACCTAGGTCGTACACAGCGATCTTACGATCACGTTTGTCTGCTTTGTCAACACCAAACGCCAATGCGGCCGCTGTTGGTTCGTTGATGATACGTAAGACTTCTAAGCCTGCGATAGTACCTGCGTCTTTGGTAGCTTGGCGTTGGCTGTCATTGAAGTATGCTGGAACTGTAATAACTGCTTGAGTTACTTCATGGCCAAGATAGTCTTCAGCTGTCTTTTTCATTTTACGCAAGACTTCTGCTGAGATCTGTGGTGGTGCTAGACGATCTTCTTTGATTTTAACCCATGCGTCACCATTGTCATTTTTGATGATTTCATATGGCATTAGGTCGATGTCTTTTTGAACTTCACGTTCGTCAAATTTACGACCAATTAAACGCTTGGCCGCATAGACTGTGTTCTTTGGATTTGTGACTGCTTGGCGTTTAGCTGGTGCGCCAACTAGGATTTCATCGCCATAGGCAACGACGCTGGGTGTAGTGCGAGCACCTTCGTTATTTTCAATTACTTTTGGTTTGTTGTTTTCTAGGATAGCAACACATGAGTTGGTTGTACCTAAGTCGATACCGATGATCTTAGACATATAGTTTCTCCTTTATTAAGCAAGATCTAAAATATAAAGCCCTAATTAGGCACTCTATACAATTATTTATTTCTTATATTACGAATTATATACTAGTATAATTTTTTAGGTAACTGTTGGCTAGATAGTTTCTTTTGCCAACGGTTTTTAGCGGCACTTGCTTTGCGTTTACGTTTGGTGGTGGGTTTTTCGTAACATTCTCGGGCACGCATGTCCAACAATAAACCACTGTCCTGTATCTTTTTCTTAAACTTACGCATGGCCTGTTCTACGTTATCATTCTTAACGTAAACAGTACTGCCTTTCAATGAATTTTCAAACGCCATATAGTCCTTTGATTATATTAGTATATTATTTACCAATTATCAATATTATAGCAGACTTTCTACAGTGCTGTCTAGTTCAATTTGCTCAAAATATTCTAACAAATTGCTTTGATATCTGACGCCTGTGGGTGTTACTTTTACCTGACTTGTATCATTGATCAATATTAGTTCACTATCAGTGCTGACGTAATTTAACCATTCTAGATCATAATCTTCACCTGAATATAGGTAAACATCAAAATTTTCTTGGCTGGTTTGGAGGAATCGTTTTAGCTGTTCTAATTCTTGTTCTACTGCGTCGATTACTACTACTTTGTGGTTTGATCCAGCGTCTACTGTGCTAGGGTATGTGATAAATCTACTAGTGTTCATAGTTGTGCCTTTTGACTGTGTGTTAATCGTTTTAACACTTCTTCTTGTTCTGCTTTGCTAAGATCATCTATATCGTATTCACCTGTGACGATCTTGCCCGTTATATACTTTATATATTCTTCTTCGTAGGCGTACCTGTCGGTTGTGGATTTAGCTACTTCTATCCATTTTTGGCCATTCCATTTGTATAACTTATTGGGCAACATATCCACACGCAAGAACAAGTCACCTTTCTTGGGATTAACAGGGAATTTGGTACCAAATCCAGCATCTGATGCTGTATTAGATGTTGGAGCATTATCGGCATCATCTTCTGTTAGGGCGAATGTTATGGGCTTAGGTACAGGATCTGCGGGCGATTCTTTTTTGGTACGTTCAGATTCTAGTGAGGATATTCTAGCATCACGCTCTTGTATTAATACAATAGCATTGGCTAGGTCCTGTTCCGTTTGGGTAAGTGTCGTCCTTAATTCCTGTTCTACTGTAGTGTCACGTACAGGTTTTTCTACGATGACTTCTTTGACTACTTCTTTGATTATTTCTTTAGGGGATCGCGCAACCAGCTCACTAACTTTTTTTTTAGTTTTTCAGCAGTTGCTTTAACTGCCTCTAGTTCGCGTTGTAGTGTAGCGTTTTTTGCCTGTTCTTCATCTATTAATCTTTGTGCTTGTGTTTCTTCACCTTCAAGGATTGGAATATCCAACTCTTTCAGTGTATCAGTTTGATCAATTCCTGACTCTTGTTTAATTTGATCAATTTGATCGTTAGTTAACGGTGCATCATCTGGCTCATATTTGTCAGCTTCTTTATCTGGAAAATTTGGTTCATATGGTGGCCAGGCTTCAGACGTTGGTTGCCAAACCTGTTCCCAACCATCCTTACGTTTAGGTCTATGCCACTCAAATGTCTGATCAGCGGCTAGGATTAATACCAGTGCTAGGGGATCAAACACTAGAACGATTAGGATAATAACCCAGCGCACTGCTTTTTCTAATAAGCCCGCATCTGGATTATCACCGTATACTAGCGCGGCAATATATTTGATAGGACCCACTTCTGCTTCAACCTTACGGGCTTGGCTGGCAATAGGGGCACGCTGTTCTTGTAGGGTGGTAATTTTCTTTTGAGAGGAGGAGATTTCATTTTGTAATGCTGTCCTTTCTTTGGCTTGTGATCTACGGATTTGGACTGCACGTTCTGCGCCCTTGTCATCATCTGTCCTGCTGAGTTTAGCATCAACTTGGCTGTCCATCTGTTTAAGTGCTCGACGGGCCGCTTCGATATTGTCACGCTCAGTACGGATCTTGTCATCAAATATCTGCACCTGTGCTGATATATCACCTGCTGGTACTGCTTGGTCCAAGTGTGCTTTTGAGAGGAATCCAAAGATACCCATTGAAGTGATCAGCATAAGGATACCAATGGCTGGAACCAGATATAGTTTGAATTGTAGTGCGGCCTTGTCCCAATATTTGTGTAGCCAAACTGTGGTAACGATCTTACCAAGTTCTAGGACTGATCCCATGATAACAATTGGCCAAAATGCCGCGGCGAATATGGCAGTAAGTCCTGCTATACTGTAGAAAGCCGCCACCGCACTAATGGTTAGGGCGATTAGTAATAATACATATCCAAATATCATAGTCAAATATTTATAGAGTTATAGTCTACTATAAACTAAAAGTATATTGAATGTCAACTGTTTTGATTAGAAAAGATTGTAGAACTGTAGGCTACCATAGCAGTTACCACCACCACCAGATATAACATGTGCTCGCACTGCTAGAGTTAGTGTATCGCTAGTTGGAGTCTGATCACGGCCTAACTGCTGTTCAAAGTTATAGGGAGTTGCATCAGTACCACCGGGACTGCTTTGATTGGTACTGGTAAACATACCTGTATTTTCTACAGTATATGTACCGCTCAAGCTAGTTGCGTTGGCATTAAATTCTATGTTAGGATCATCTGGATGAGTTTGCCACAAACCGCCGCCCACTACAGCATTACGTATCAGTGCCCATTCATAGATACTGCTGTTACCATCTCCCACCATATAAGTATCACCTGGCAAAGTCACAGCATCTTCGTGTCCTGCTTTTAATCGCATACTACATACAGGGCTCCATGTTCCGGTACTAGACAGATTAGCTACTACAGGAGTAGTTCTACTGATAGTGCGTGGACGTCCGTGTTGTTCGTATCCACCCTCGCTCATCACTGTTGAACAGATCTGATGCATCTGTGTGTTACCTGATGTGGCGCTTATATTTTCAATTTCATAACGTATAGGCAAACTAGCGCGGGTCATGTATGTACCGTTAATACCGTTAGCATGATGGAACACATGACAGATCACATACTGGCCATTAATAACAAATCCTGCTCTAACCGTACCAACGCCCAACCACTCAATATCATTCCAGAATACCTGTGATTTATCTGCATTGAATTCTACTCCACTAGGATTGTTGGCGTCTCCACTTCCATCTAACGTATCTACATTCCAATCGGCTTGATTCACCACTGTGTCAGATACTGTGCCAGAACTATTTGAACGTAGGCAAATACTGCTGACAGCACTGTTGCTTTGGAAGAATATACCGTTAGATAAAGAAAAATTCCCCGCACGCATGCGCACATTGGCCTTGGGAGATTCCATATTAAATGTAACCAATGTCAGCAGGCTCTTACCTGGTTGATAAGGCATCACACGATAGCTTTCTCTGTAGACTTTACTACCGCTGGTAGTAGTAGTGCTTAGGATCATACTGCTGTTGGCTAGGCTATGTGTTATCGTAGCGCCGTTGGAGGTAATCGTACTAAATTTTTGATTGTCTTGATAGTCAAATTTACTGTCAAACAAGGTAAAACTGTCGCTAATGCGTAAGCGTCCAAATGCATCTGTGGCTGGATTATTATTATAAGCAGTGTTGCCGTATCCACCACCAAATGCGGCTTTTACACGCAGTACTGGTTGGCCAAGACTGTCATACTCTAGTGCTTTGTGGAGATTGAGTAGATTTGGTTCATCATTATGAACGTAGCTAGTCGAATTTTCTTGTCTTACGCCCATTTGATTACACCTTAATTCCTATAAAGATTTGGCTACGTCTTTGCGCTATCCATGTATCACTGGCTGTTGCTCCAAAGTTTGTTGCTAGTGCTGATCTAACTGTAGCGTTCAATGCTGATGCATCATAGACAACTAATACTACAATGCCACCAGAAGCAACAGAACCCAATGCTGTGGCCAAAGTGGTTAGTGAGCCCGCATCACCGTAGGTATCATAATTTGTGGTGCTGACTACATCGCCGTAGGTGTCTAGTACTACTAGGGTATGACCACGGAGTGCGGTGTTTACTACTTCAATGTCATTGACTATAACACGAGCATTTTGATAACTAGGAACATCATATGTTGATGATTCTGCGTAAATTTTATTACCGCTGGCATATTGTGTGGTAGTAATAGCACTGGTTGTGCCAAACGCTTCATATACAGTAAATGAAACCGTAGCGATCCACGGACGTCCTGGAGTTAACACATTACCATCTGATATATTATCTAAAATAATGTTGCCATTATACTGTGTAGGTAGTAGAGTGATGTCATAAGTTGCTCTTGGATTACTTACAGCCGCACGATCAATAGCCGCGAGATCTAATTTGGCTTTTTGTTTTAACTCTTTTGTTACTAGGGTTGATATTCCGTTTGCTGACATATATACTCTCTGCTCAGAGTATTTATCAGATTTTTAGGACTAACAGCCAAAGAAAAACCCGCCGGAGCAGCGGGTTAATCAGCGCGAACTCAGTGGTTATTTCAACTCTTTAGTCACGTAGTGCTTGGCTACCATTTCATGTAGCATGTTAGGTATTGACAGATATGGCCATTGTAGCCTAAACGGGCAGGTGCTGTTTTTCCAGCGACCTTTAGTCACGAAATACTTGTATTCTAATAGATCCGCTCTATTCCTAGGATCAAAATAGCGTTTTTCTACCGCGCCTAGGGTAGTAGGACCTATGGTATGTCCATTGAGTATCTTTATGGTATTACTTGGCATTGCGATTGGCCCTCCAGCTTTTAAAGCGGGCCACAAATAATTGCACCAAGCCCATCTTATATGCCCAGAGGAAATCCACCACCACGGCTCCCACGAAAAAACCTAAGATAAAATCTAACATTATACCCACTCCTGTTCTTGTTCACGCTTGTCTAGCTCTTGTGCCAATAGCTCTTGATAGATCTCATCACGGACGCTACGGGCCTGCAGGCTCTTATATAGCTCAAACTCATCTTCGAGTTCGTCCTGTGATAGATCCGCGATCTTAGCTTTTAAGTTTTGTATTAAAACATTAGATGTCATACCTGCTCCTTCATTGTTTATACTGTGTATTATACATGATTTTGATTGGTTTGTCAACCAAAATATAGGCCTTGTAAGTCATTGATTTTATTAGTCCCAATAGTTACCCGCAGAAGCGTAGTAAGTGTTAGGTTTAGCGCCATCCATCCATGCGTAAGGGCCAATGTTTAGCTGGTCCATGACCTGACGGTTCATCCATTGCATGGCATGTCCGGCACTTTCAGCTATAACTTTGTGCTGTTCTTTACCAACTGTGAAATAATATGTTTGTCTTTTCATGGTTTCTGCTCCTGTTTTGTTATTGTATGTAAACATTATACAGTCATTTTACCAAAATGTCAACCAAAAAATGCACTAAAAATACCATATACGCCTATGGTTAAACTGATAAAATTTACCAGGGTCTGTGGACGATTTCTAGTCCTTATGCTCCAAGCAAAAAAGCAGGCCGTACCCCAGAAAAATACCAAGATATTCCAAGGATACATGCTTGGTCCTATAGCGTTCAATGTATGCCCTGTGATGATCAAAGGAGCACCGGTCCATTGTAAGATGTCGTTAGTTTCAAATTTTTTCATAGCTTGTATTATATGCTCTATTTTGCTGTTTGTCAATCAAAATTTCGCTTGTGTTTACGGCAGATTGAGTGTATAATACTAGCATGATCGAACAACTACATAAAACATGGGGAGTAGAGCAGTATGCTACTCTGGCACGCCTACAGGGAGAAACCACCTTTACCTGCTATGAATCAGTAGCAGAGCAGTTAGCTGGTTATACCAAAGCTCGTTACCAAAGTGCACCAGAGAAAACTATAGAAGAAGTATTTGCGATCTATCGTTCTATAAACATAGTGCCCATCGACTACTATACCGAACAGGGCCTGATCACAGATATCAAAGTCTTGTACGATACTATCAGCAATGAAGTCAAGGACGACCGGATAGGCCTAGGTAACAATCAAGGGCAGACTATCAATCGTTTCCTGTTCCCTAACATGATGACCGCTGAGCCTAAAGGTCGTGGCAGTAACAGCCTGCGTGACCGTTTCTTAGATGATCGTAAACTCTATCGTGCTATCAAGTTATGTTTCGAACATCGTGATGGACAGAATCTAGTCAGTCCAACTGCCTTACGTCGTGCATTGGAACTAGTCACTGGTGAGAATGTGCAGAACTTTAAGCCCTTACATGCTCGCACTATCGTAGAATACTTATGTCCTATCTTATGGGGTAATGTCTATGACTACAGTGCTGGCTATGGTGGTAGGCTGTTGGGTATCACTACCAGCAAGATGAACTTTAACTATTTCGGTCTTGATCCTAATACAGAAACTGTGGGTTACCTAACTTATCTAAACTATCTCATAGGTGAAGCCATAGGTAACAAAGGTACCATCATACAATCAGTCAGTGAAGAATGGGAGCCGGGCATACCTGGTGGAGTTGATCTAGCCTTTTCAAGTCCACCTTATTTTAATTTAGAAAAATACTGTGATGAACCTACACAATGCATGAATAGATATACAACTTTAGATGAGTGGTTTGATGGTTATGCGGCGCCTACTATGCGAAACATCTATAAGGCTTTAAACACAGATGGGATATTCGCTACTAATATCGCTGACTATAAGAGCTATGGTAACAAAGAATTTAAAGTAGTTGACCGTTGGATTAGCACTGCCGAGAGTTTAGGTTTCAAGCATAAGCAGACTATCCGTATGATATTAAACACACGACCAGGTGTAGGTAATAATAAAACTGAAGGACGTGAAAAGTGGGAAGGGGTATATGTCTTTACTAAATGATAAACTAATCCTACAGCTCAGCGACCAATTGGTAGATAAAATCATCACAAGGTTCGGACTCGAGAACGGATATTTTGTCTGGGATGAAGTTCCTGGGTGGCTACGGGCGCATGGGTATAATATCAAAATGCTAACTGATGATGAATTGTTCTTTATAGAGTTTGAACAAGAAGCAGAATGTAGCAAGTTTCTATTGGAGTGGGCGTGAAGATAGCATTGGGTAGTGACCTACACTTAGAATTTGGTGCATTAGAATTACATAACACTGAAAATGCTGACGTATTAGTATTGAGTGGTGACATCTGCGTGGCCAAACATTTAAATGGTGTACACCATCATGATAAACGTTATAGAAAGTTCTTCCGAGAATGCTGTGAGCGGTTTCCTAAGGTCGTATATGTTCTAGGTAATCATGAAAGTTATGCCTATGACATACAATACACAGCCAGTCATCTAAAACGTGAACTGGCCTATGATAATCTACACATCTTAGACGATGAAACCGTGGATATTGGTGACTATACTTTCATTGGTACTACATTATGGACCAATATGAATGAGGAAGACAGTCTTACATTATATCATGTTGATAGTATGATGAACGATTTTAGGACTATCCTTAACAGTGCTAGGACCTTAAATGAGTGGGGTAAGCCAGCACGCTTGACTCCAGAAGACACGGTAGTACTACATAAGAAGTCGATGGACTATATCAATCATATCACCTACGATCGTCCAAACTATAAGTTCATCGTAGTTGGGCATCACTGTCCTAGTTTTAAAAGCGTGCATCCTAAGTATGCCCACGATAAGATCATGAATGGTGCTTTTGCCAGCGACCTAGACGATTTTATCGCTTATCGCCCACAGATTCGTTTATGGACACACGGGCACACACATGAGCCATTTGATTATGAGATCGGTACTACTAGGATCGTGTGTAATCCACGTGGCTACCTAGGACACGAGCCGCGTGCTGATAATTTTAAACTACAGTATATCGACCTATGAAAACATTAAGTTATACTGAGCGAGAATGGGGTAAGTTATGGCAAAGATTAAGTCTTGAATATACCGCTATGAGTATGGGTAAAGAACTTAAATTCAAGATACGCAAGGCTACAGAAGTGTGGAGTATAGCTGATGCACCAGGGGGGTTTGATAGGGTCGACGTAGTCCACCTTGATTTTGAACATGATGAAGATTATACCTTGTTTGTATTAAAATATCTATGAGCTTACTAGACGGAGCCAATGGTCGTAGATTCATAGTAGTTACTCCAGAAGAAGTTGGTTGGAAGGATTATATGGTAGTCATAGCAGATTTCAGTTGGTGGATACAAAATGAGAAGGGTATATATCGTTGGATGGAGAAACACTTGCCTAAAGGGCGTATGCATCATGAAGGCATGGTCATGAACTTTCCCACAGGAGAATTAGTAACACAATTTTTATTACAATGGGGATGAAATTCTTACTAGTTGTTTGTTTGTTGTTGCAGGGTTGTGCGACCATGCTAGCCGGGCAGATGGGTGCTGGTGCTACTGTTGTTACAGTAGCTGAAACTGTTGATCAGGCCAAGACCGCAGGTGATGTAGTAGCTTATGGAACTACAGGCAAAACTCTAACGGATCATGCTCTAGATGCTGTAACAGGCCGTGACTGTAAACTGTTTAACGTATTTGATAAGTATCATAAAGTGTGTAAGGAACGCATGCCAGATTTGTCCACGAAAGAAAAAATCAAAGCATTCCAAAAAAGCAAAGGTATAGAACCTACAGGCACTATAGGACCTAAGACACGCATGGCCATATGGCGCATTAAATATGAATTAGATTGAGAAATAGACAATGACAACAATATTTTTAGACATGGACGGAGTAGTCGCAGATTTCGATGGCTACGCAGAACCAATAGTAGGATTCCGAACGCCGGGTGGTGTGCGTTATGATCAAGAAGGTTGGGCTAAGATTTCAGCTAATCCTAGACTGTATTCTGAACTAGGCGAAATGCCCGATGCTCATAGACTAGTAAAAGAAGTTCAACAGTTGGCAAAAGATAATCGCATGGATGTTAAGTTCTTAACAGCTATCCCTAGACAGAATGACGTACCGTGGGCATTCTGGGATAAGATCAAATGGATCGAAAGTCGTTGGCCTAAGATACCTGTATGGTTTGGTCCGCATAGCAATGAGAAATGTCAGCATTGTCGCCCAGGTGACATCTTAATCGATGATCGTCCAAGTAACGTTGAAGAATGGCGAGCTGTCGGTGGTAAGGCTATACTTCATGAGGGTGATGTTATAGCTACCTTATTTGAGCTACGTAGCCTAGTGAACAGTCCTAGTAGCTAAATGCCCACCTTCTCTGTTGATAAAAAATTTAAATATTTCTTCTACGCGATCACTAGCTGTAATATCTGTTTCTGGTAAGCTTATCCCTTTGAGACTGCCATCTTGGCTGACGACAAAAACATAATCCTCTGGCGAGATATCACCTAACACATCATCATCTGCGTTTAAACTGAGGGCGTTTGAATGCTCTTCTGTGATTTTTGCCATTGTCGTTCTCCTTAAAGTATTTTACGTTTGCTTTGATCTTTTTCAGTAATAGTTTAGTTACTTCATGATCCTTACCAAATGCCTTGTAATACTGTTTTAGATCTGGGCTGTTAATTTTAGCCGCACTAGTAATATTTAACTTATATTTCATTAAGTATTGTCTAGCCGCTATATTTTGAGCATAAGCGTCTATTTCATCAGGGTCACCTAGATACTCTTGATCAGCACGCTTCTGTAGATCTTTGTGATCACTTTTATAGGTATTCCTATGATATCGATATCTACGGTGGCGGAATTGACGTTGATGTTCATATTCGTGTATGAGTGTTTCTACTAGATCAATAGCCAGCTTATCGGCCATTTCATCAGTGATAGTCATTGGAGTTGTTTTAGGATGATTGAGAATAAAGTCAATAATGAACTGTTTCTTTTTTTGTTCATCTAGACCAGGATCATACTCTGCACCAATAGTAAACTCATCTGGATCAAGCGCACCACGTGCACCAGTGTAGAGTTTGATGCGAACAGGATGTTGATGTTTGTTAAGATGTTTGCTAAGACGTTTAACAAGACTACGAGGAGTGATACGCTCTCCAATCAAAGTAGATAACCATTCACTGATATGATTATATTCTACTGTTGGATTAAGATACATAGTTATCCCCCTAGCAACTTTGCTCCAGCGTTGGTAGCTAAACTGCTGTCTTCACCGGCATAGGCAGGTACGCCTTCAAAAGGATTTGTTTTAAGTGGACCTATACCATTTGCACCTAATAGATCATTGTTCTTACCTTCAGCTAGGCTGGCTTTGACCGCTTCACCGTATTTGGTGCTGGTATTAGCCATGTTGCGTAGCATAGTACCTACGCTACCTTCATTCATTTCTTTGCCATAGGTTGGTAGTTTAGTAGCAAAGCTCATCACACCGGTAAGAGTCTGTGTAGCTGGGGCTGTAACTGCGGTTATGTCGGCCTTGGTTAAAAAATTATTTGTAGTTGCCAATCTGGAGTTAAGAGCAGCAACACGATCATCAGTAACTCCCTCTGCTAGAGCATCTAATTCTGTGCAACCTGCTACCGGTCCTAGAAAATCCTGTGCCGTGGGTACAGTGCTAGATCCTATTAGATTTTGTATAGTAGATGAATGTGATGAAATCAGACTGTTAAGAGTCGGGTGTGCGGAATTTACCAACGGTGTAGGAACTTTCTGTATGTTGGCAAAAAAACTTGGTGCCTTGCTAGCATCCACTACACTACCACCACCCATGTCTTTGAATTTGGTGGTTAGTTCACCCATGCCAGTAAAGCCAGCGGTGTCGGCAGGATTAGCAGTTTTGGTATAGTCACTAAGATCTTTAAGTCCTTGTATACCTGTTCCTGTTTGTCCTTGTATCTGTTCAGACCCAAACGATCCGCCCTGGCGACTGGTGCCTTGTGTTGTAGGAAACCCTGTAGTAGTTGGTGCTCCAAATGTGGATGTTCCAGATGCGGGAATCGTAGTAGCTTTAGGTGCTGATGCTGTACTGCCTGTTAAGAAATCTGGACTCTTATATAAACTACTATCTGATCCAGTATAACTAGGTAATCCTGCAAATGGATTGTTAATTTCAAATTGTTCAGCTGTGGCATTGATAGCCGCAGGATCTTTAATATTAGATAATGCTGTTGAGATTTTATCAGCATAAACAGGATTGTGTATATCATTGAGATCCACACCAGCTTCAATCAGTTTCTGATTAACTCCTGTGGCGTTGGCTAATTTATTTTTTGTAAGGGCCTCTACCATACCATTAGGAGTACCAAAGTGTTTGATATCTATATCATTAAACATAGTACCAGTTGATGCCATAGCCTGGCCTGCACCTGGTAAGCTACCTAATATATTTGTCAGTCCACGATCTCCCATGCTTGACATATCAGTTATACCGCTGCCAAAATCACTGTATGAGCTATTGCTAAGAAAATTCGTAGTATTCAATACATCATTGCTGTTAGAAATATGTGCTTGTATCTTACCAACGATAGTACCAAATCCACCAGCATCATCTTTGTTAAACAATTTGCTTTGCACACTGGTTAATGCAGTAAGAGCAGCTTGTGCATTAGCATTCGCTGGCCAAACACTGCTATTAGCCACAGTCTGTAGATTGGTCATGGCTTCGTTGACTTTAGGTGCGATATCTATAGCAAGGCCATTACCTTGAGCCATACCAACCATGGCTGTTAATGTAGCAGGAGTTATGGATGCTCTGGGTGTACCGATAGCTACATATTGCCCATCGGCAACTGTGGTCATCGATCTCGCGCTAGCGATTAAGTCTGCCATTTCTACTTCCTATGTAATAATACCACCTGCACCAACTGGTTCAATACCAGTAGTGGTTTTAATGTAATGATTCTGCACATCCTTTACTGTAGGTGCATGCATCATCACATGTCGTTTTTCTAATCTTATACTCTTATTTAAGTCGCTTGTGAATAGGCTTTGTAGTAGACCCAGACCCTGTTGGCTAGGCATGACAGTACATGGTTTGCTTACAGTAAATGCGTCATCTGATTCTTCTACGATTTTAGCGACAATCTCATCACCGTTGACTATCTTAAAAGTCACTATATCATCTTGATCATACTTATTAGTTACTAACACTTGATTCCCCTAGTTTATTGAATAATTCTTCATCTGATAATCGAGCTAAGCCTTGATATCCACCTTCTACGAACAGTTCATCACCCTTGTAGATCTGTGGTGCTGTGCGATGTCCTTGACCGATCAACCATTCACGTGCATCAGGATCTTCATCGATCTTGATTTCTTGGTATGCGACGTTTTTTGTTTTTAATAAGTGTTTGGCCTTGTCGCAGAACGGGCAGTGATTTTTACTATATATTGTTAACATTTTATAACTCCGGTAATTCATCGTAGTCAACGTTTTCACCCATGACTCCGATCACATAATTCGTTGATTCATTTTCTTGTAAGGCTGTTTGTTTTTTACTTGTATCGCTGTGTTTATTAAACCAAGGTATAGGTGTAGTCTTAGGTGCTGGTTCTTGATATTTAATGCCAATATCTTTTAGTGCACCAACTGCGGTATAGTCTACGAATTCTTTTAAGATATTAGCGTTAAGACCGATCACAGGACCTAGTTTAAACAAATAATCAGCCCAGGCCTTTTCCTCACGTATTACATCCTGATACATAGCATAAACTTCATCAGCACATTCTTCTTTAACCTTGGCAAAACGTGCATCTTCTTTTACCACCTGATTGATTAACCAAGCAGTCCATTCTTTATGTAGAACTTCATCTTGTAAAATCAAGCTAATGATATTACCGTTGCCGATGAAGATCTTGTTTTCAACCATTGCTAGACTTGTAGCGAATGATACCATGAAACGGAACGCCTCGAGTCCGTAACTGGCGTTTAGTGCCAACCATATGGCTTTAATATGTTCTTGTTCATCTACTTTGTGTCCTAGCTCTATCTTGCAGTTGATACGGTGTAGAGCATCATAGTAGTTGCCTATGGTGGATGCCATACTGATAATCTCATTAGTGTCATGGATAGTGTTGAACACATCTTTTGGCACGTTATAGATATTTCGTATGATATGGCTGTAACTACGTGAATGTATGTTGGTTTCAAAGAAACTCCAATTATACATCAACGCTTCTAATTCTGGAATACTTACCACAGGAGTGAATACCTGTGCTGGCCCACGACCTTGTAGGCTGTCTAATGCTGTCTGACGTAGCAGGTTACTGGTAAAGATATGTTTAACCGTATCACTGGCTTCTTTGAAGTCGTTGGCATCTTTAGTTAAACTAACCTCTTCTGGAACCCAAAAGAACCCACGTGCTGTTTGTTCTAGCTTTACTACCTTGTTGTATTTGACTTCTTCAAATCGTTGGATGGTCACAGGACCAGCTGGGTCCAAGAACATCTTGCGACTAAGATAATCTGTTGAATGTTTTAAATCGTATTGTGCCTTTGACATTATAATTTACAGCTTTCGCAGTCCTCTTCATATTCTGTTGATGTTACTTCTTCTACTGTCACTTCTGATTTTACTTCGTCTACAACCTTACTACCAGCTTTATTGATTAAACTGTAGTAGAAAGTCTTAATTCCCCATGCATGTGCCTGCATCAAGTTTTTAGCGATCAGCGTAGTCGGAACCTTACGATCTGGGAAGTGTGCTGGATTATAGAATGTATTTGTTGAAATACTTTGATCTACATAGGCCGCTAGCACTGCCGCTGTTTTCAAATATCCGTCGCAGTCTTTCTGTTCCCACATCAGTTGATACTTATTTTTTAGTTTGTTATATTCTGGTACTACCTGTATAAAACTACCTGCTTTTGACTCTTTAACTGAAATCAAGCTCATCGGCATTTCGATACCATTAGTTGATCCAATAACCACACTCGAACTTTCTACTGGAGCGATAGCCATTAGTGTAGCATTACGCACACCATACGATCTCATGTCACTGCGTAGTTGTTCCCAATCTAGTTCACGTGTTGGTGTAAAATCGGCTAGTTTGTTTACAGCTTTTGCGCGATTCTCCCATGGAAACTTACCTTTACCATACCGTGTGTATTCACTGTGTTTACATGCGCCACGTTCTTTAGCCAGTTCAACAGTGGCTTCTGTCAAGAAGAATGCCTGATGTTCCATCCAAGTCTTGACATCCTGTAAGGCTTCTGTAGTACCATATTCATAACTGCGTTTAGCATGCCAGTAAGCAAGATTAGTGACTCCGATACCTAGAGGTTGGATCTCGTCATTCGATAATTTGCTCTGTATGCTCAAGAAATCTTGATAATCTAAGATGTTGCACAATGATCTTTGTAAGATGCGACAAGCACGACGCATATCTTCTGGATTACGGAAAGCTCCCCAATTGATACTGCCTAAGGTACATAAAGCGATACGACCTTTATCATCATCTAAACGTTTAAATGGCTTAGTAGGTAACAGGATTTCACAGCATAAGTTACTTTGATAGATTGTGTGATATTCTGGATCAAATGGTCCTTGGTTCATTACATTGTCGATAAACACTAAGTAGATACGTCCCGTATCTGTACGCTCTTTTAAGATACCACTTTTAAATACTTCTTCAGCCGATAAAACTTTTTTACGTAGTCCTTTTTGACGTTCATACTTCTCATATAGTTCTTCAAACAGTTTTGTATCTTTATAAAATGCTTCATATAAGTCAGGCACTTCATTAGGATCAAAGAATGTTATGTTTTCTTTATTCTTAAAACGTCTCCAGAACATAGCGTTAAGCACGACACCATAGTCCATATGTCGCACACGTGTTTCTTCCGTACCTTGATTGTTTTTAAGCACGATAAGATCATCAAACTGATGATGCCAGATCGGATAGAATACCGTAGCTGACGCATTACGGATACCACCTTGTGAACAACTGCGTAGATCACCAAACCATTTCTTAAGGAAGGGGATCATGCCTGTGTGCATGATTTCCCCGCCTCGTATAGGACTACCCAATGGGCGCAAACGACCTATCTCTAAGCCAATGCCTGCACGCTTGCTGGCATACTTGGCCATCATTTCACCACTGGCAAAAATACTGTCTAGATCATCGTCTGATTTGATTAACACGCATGAACTGAATTGTTTTGTGGGGGTACCTAGGCCAGCGAGTACTGGAGTGGCGAGCGTGAACAATCCGTCACTGGCGCAGGTATAGTAATCTCGAATATAACGTAGTCTTTGTTGTGGATTTTCTTTATGGAACACCGTTGCAGCA